CCCCGCCAATATAATACTCCGAAAGCGAGATTGGATTCGTGCCTCCAAACTCTGACTGGATTTCAGAAAACTTTATTGCAGAACCGGAAGCCTGAAGAACCATCTCGTCCCCCTAACCGTGGAAGAACGTCATCATGTCTACTGTGGCAATGGTATAGACAACATACAAACCATCTTCAAACACCACGCCCTCTTCGGGTATCGTGTTATCAATCGTTGTATTGTCTGTACCAATCGTTCTGGCCTTAAATGTTGCTGAACCACTTGCGTTCGGATCGCCATTGAAAAACTCAATCACTCCAGCAGTACCACCAGAGACAATCGAATAACCTTTCAAACGTGTGCGACCAGCAAATACAACATCGGCGGCTGAAGCACTTGTACCTGCTGTAACTGTGCCAGCAGGATCACCAACAGCAGTGATGCTTGTAATTGTCTTGAAGTAGTTTGAGCTTGTAGCTGTGCCTGAGTCTGCACCAGTCAAAGATTCCGTCAAAGCAGAACCGTTCACATCTGTACCAACGATAGTGAAAGAAATACCACTGTCATCACCGCCTGACACAACCACCAGCTTTCGGCCTGACCCTGCAAGGGTAACTGCACCACTGTCAGCCAAGGCACCACCAATAACCAAAGCAGCGTTGTTGGCTACTTGAGCAGAAGCTGAAATGCCATCTGGATCAGCAGCAACTTCGTCGCTAATGAACCTAGCTTTTACGTCTGAACCTGCCATGCTAAACTCCTTATCAAAAGGAGAGGGGTTTTACCCCCTCTCGTTATTAGGCTTCGTAACCCATCAATTCAATAAAGAGTTTACCAGCAGTATAATCAGCGTCAGTTGTGTCACCCAGTGTGAGGTACAAGAACTCATCCGCAGCAGGTACAGCTGAGAAATAGACCTTACTACCAAGAGTAGCATCGCCTGCGTTTACCAAAAGAGTTTCTGTCAAACTAGAGATAGCACCGTCTTCAACACCTGTGCTTTCTGTAGCCGAATGTACGTTGATGTCTGGATCGCCACCAGCAGGTGCTTCAAAGCACTCCATGCTACCTGTCAGAATCGTGCCGTTTCGGGCGGCTGTAATCTGACCAATGTGACATACGTTAGACGTTCCGTTCACACCGATGATGTCACCGCTTGCAGTTGAGCGCAGACCAGTCAGGTCGATAAGAATACGAGTAGTGATGATACCACCCATACGCTGAACAGCACTACGATAGATCGTGCCTGTTCCGCCTGTGATACCTGTTCCAGCTTCGGTTGCAAGTGTGTTTGCATCAAAAGACGATACGCCTGTTGAACTGATGCTTGAGAGCGTTGTGATGGCTCCCGTTGTAGCGTTTTCACTGATTGAGGTGAATCCACCTTTGGAGCGCACTGGCCCCGAAAATGTTGTATTAGCCATGTAAATCTCCTGTCGTGGCTAGTGTCAGTCACACCATGTGACTGTCAGGATTTTTAAAGTATAGACACAAAAAAAGGGGCGGTCAAACAACCGCCCCCTTTCTGGCGTGGGAAAGTTACGCGCCCGGTGAACCGAACACGCACCGTGGGTCGCTAAAGCCGAAGCTATAACGCTCACGCGCCTTATAACGCATGTTGCCTGTATCGAAATCAGGCTCCATTTGTGTTGTCAGCGACAGACGCTCGAAGTGCTTGAAGCCATTCGGTGAGTCCGTCTTGATGAAGAACGCATCTGTGTCTGTCAGATAATCGTTTACGACATAACCTTCCGGCAACATTCCCATGTTGCGGATGGCGTTTGTGTCGTTATCTGCCGTAGCAGTACGAAGATTTGAAGCCATCAGACGCTCTGCAACAAACTGAAGCTGACGCGGAATGATCAGTTTCGACCCGCGAAGGGCGATAATCAAACCACGCTCATCAACAAAACCAGCAATGCTGATCAGAGCATCTTCAAGAGATGTCTCATTCAGATCAGCAGCTACGCTGGGTTCGTTAGCCAGTGTGCCACCATTAGTAAGCGGGTGATCAGTTGCACAAAGCTCTTTGCCATCGCCACCTTTTTTGGTGCTGTCGAAAGCATTGTTGAGAATTGCAGCAGCTTTAACCTGCTTAGTATGAGCCATGGCCCGTGCCAATGCACGAGTGTAACGAGATGAGAGACGATCATACAGATTGTCCTCAACAGCTTCTTCCGTTACGGAGAAAGCCGACGCTACTGTTTCGTGATTGTAACGAGCAGTGTATGCCTCTTGTGCGTCATCGAAAGTTACTGCTGAACCTTCAGACTTAGTGGGAGCAGCACCGAAACCAGACAGCATGACCTCTTCTTCAAAGGCTCTATCAGAAGCCTCTGTGTCGAAGATTTCAGCGTGTTGGCCTTCGTAACGGTTATACTCCATCCCGAACAGGGCGTTGAGGCCGGGTTCGAGTTCTTTTGCAAGTTGTGCGCGAGAAATAGCCATAACCTAAACTCCTATACGCCTGTCGTCGAAACAGTACCACCTGCAATCGCACCGTTCGGTGAATTGAAGTGGTTGTTCAGACGCACGATTACACCAATGCCAGAGGCCGCAAAGTCTGCGTTCTCGACATCATCAACAATACCCATAATCCGAAGATTCAGATTGGCTGTTGTAGCGATAGTACTGACTGCCAACGCTGCGGAG